GAGTATAGCCAGCAGCCGCCAGCCAGCGCGCCCAGCACCATCACTATATACCCTATCAGCTGAGCCGTACCCTTAACGGTGGCCTTTGTTTCCCTGATATTGTCGGCTATGTCTGTTGCCTGAGCTGACTGGCTGGCTATAGTGTCCGATCTGTTGTGTATCTCAGAGGTTTCAAGTTTTGCCGATTTTGCGGCCTCCTTTTTCCTCTGAGCGGTTTTCTTTACTTTGGTGATAGACTTTACACCCTTGACAGAGATAGAGCCGTCAGCAGCCACTTTTGCGGCTGATACGCTGTCTGTCATGGTAAATATCAGGATCTCTGTAGTGCTGTCAGCCTGAAACGCTACCCTCAGGGTGTCGGCCTGAGAGGTAGCGATCTGATCAGACTGATTAGACACGGCTACTTTGTGAGATCTACAGCCTAAAAAGGCCAGTGTGGCCACTCCGCACACCATCATTAACTTTCTCATAGCCTACCGTCTATTATCTTATTACAGAGATCTATCATCTTACACATGGTGTTGTAGTAGGATGGATCCGTAGCGTACTTAGCACCTGTAGCGTCCACGATCCGCTTAGCAAACTCCTTAGCATAGAGCCTGTACGGCCACGCATCCGCATACATCTTTTTGCGAAAGAGCGCGTTATGATCCCTCAGGCACTCAGCCAGCGTGTCATAGTCGCGGAAATAGCGGTAACAGCGGTAAACGTAGCCGCTGGCAGTCTTAGTGACTGACACCACCCTCTCAGGGTATGTAAACTTTTTATTTGGCGTGCTGAAAACCTCGCGTGTCAGTACCAGCTTTTTCCTGCCAGTCCATGAGCTACCTACAGTCATGCCAAAGATATTGTTACCTATCTTGCTCTTACCCCATCCTGTTTCAAGCATAGCCTGAGCCGTAGTAAAGCGCGGTGATACCGCCTCAGCCTTATTTTCCTCATAGAGAGAGTAGGCAGCGCGGTAAACCTCCATACAAAAATCTTTCTGCTGTTGTGTCATACTTTCTTTGTCTTTGATTTCTTCTGTCTCTCAGTATGCTTTTCGTACTCATCCATCACCTCGTTTATATGTGAGGGCAAAAGCCGCTTAAACTCCAAGCGGATCACTAAGTAGATGTACCATAGTGCTTTGTTCTTAGGATATGCTATAATGAGGTTTTTGAAAGAGTTTTGCAGATACACATACATAAACACATAGCTTAGCGTCTTGATGGTGACTATAGCGGCCTGAGCGTCACCACACAGCACCATAACGCTATGGATGAGCCAGATGATAGCCACGTACAGAGCCAGCTCCCTGAGCGCGCCCCAAAACTTGCGCTTATTAAAGTTCTTGCAGGAATGGATCACTACGCCATCAGCGCGCATCCCTGCCCAAATGTTCCACGCGGCCATGATCACCAGTGCCAGCGTAAACTTATTGGTAGGCGTTATCACTGCCAGTACAGGGCTGAGCACCGATACTGCCAGCAGCCTCACCTGTTCCATCGTAAAGAGCCTGTCAAGCATAAGCCTAAGCCTCAAAGGTTAGCATATCGGGATAGCCCTCTGTGTAGTCATAGCCCAAAACAGCCTCCACGCTGTCGAGAGCGGCCACAGCAAACAGGTGATCACTTGTCTTATTGAAACAGGCCACAGCGTACACCTCCAGCTCCTTAAGCCACTCCAGCAGGGTATCACACAGCACCTCTATATAGGCGTTTTGCTCCCTGATGTCAAGCCTGTAGGTGTCGTGTCCTTTGTCGCGCCAGTCCGTCACCGATCTTACCAGCTGTGATCTCTGAGCCACGCTAAGCCAGTGAGGTATCTCTATGGCTGGCTTTTTGCCGTTCTTGATCCTGATCACAAAGCGGTTTACAAGCCAGCTGTTATCATAGTCATTGATAGCGGCAGTGGCAAACTCCTTAGCCAGCTCCACAGGATCTGTCTTGTCAGACACCAGCTCTATGTAGTTAGACACATAGACTACAGAGGGATCACCGCCAGCCTCAGCGGCCTCACGTTCCTCTGTACCCTGATTGAAATACACGCGCATCAGGTTTCCGTTATCGCGGTGGCCTACCACTTGTACCTGTTGCTGTAAGTTTGCGGCCTCATCTTTTGGATAGTTCATTATATAATGCTATTAAAGGTTCTTTTTCTTTGGCGTTCAGCGGTGTAAAGTAGTCGTAACCGTCACGCTTTCTTATGATCTTCGTAAAGTGTGGCAGACTTTCTTCTGTACCCTGTACAGTCTCTATCAGCTTGTAGCCCTCAGCAAACAGCGGGTGTGTCTCTATTGCACCATCTTCAAGCCAGTGGATCTGTGCTACCAGCATATCCTTACCAGCGTGTAGCGTGCTGTCGGCTATCTCAAACTGAGTTATCAGGATCGGCTTGTACCGTACCGCGCCAGTCTGTACGCCCTTTCCTAAATACTGATGTTTAAGCCGTTTCTGTCGGCGCGGTGTTGATAAGTCCATAGGGATATAGTGTTTTGTTATGATCACTCCTTAGATCCTTTGCTATGGTCAGGATCCTTTCAAGTTTCCTGTGCCATTTCTTACGGTGTCGCGCCTCCGAGAGCATTTCACGCGCCCACCTGAGCAAATGGAAAAACTCAGGATAGTTTCTTTTCCAGTAGTCTATGAGGTTGGAAACGCTCAGATCCCTCAGCGATCCCTTAACACCGCTCCAGCTGGCCAGTGCTTTCATCGGATCGCCCTCTTTGATCCTGAGCCTCATCATCCGCTCTATGCGCCTCCTTGACTTAGTGCGCAGTTTGGCTGAGTGGCTGTTTATCATAGCTCCCAAACACTCAAACCTTTCCTCTTTGCACCAAACCACGCGCCAGTCAGCCTTAATCCGCTGGCCTATGGCCTCAGTCTGATCACGCAGCACTCTCATTACGGTGTGGGTGTAGTTTACATCTTTATGGATCACAAACTTATTATCACAGAAACGGTAATAGCGTCTCACCTTATAGGCCAGCAGGATCATCCAGTCTAAGGCTGCATGATAGATGTGTCCTATAGGGTTTGAGGATGGTAAGCCCAAGGCTATACCGAGATCACCCATCCTTTTGAGGTTTACGCGGCTGAGCCACAGCAGCCAGCGGTCTTTTATGTGCTGGCAAAGCGTCTGCATAAGTACGCGGTGGTTCATGGTAGGATAGTATTTCTGTGTGTCGGAAATTCCTACATACAGATCTGTACGGTGTCTTACTTTCCTGATGATCGCTCGCCTCATCTCATGCTGGCCTTTGCCCTTGATGGATCCGTAGCAGTTGGCGGGTACTATCTTCTTCTGATCAAAGAAAACATAGTTAAGGCAGTCGGTGTAGAGGTTATCTACTATCTGCTCCTCAGGGTATGAGGCGTAGATGATCCTGAGCTTACCCATTTCCATCTTTTCAAAGATGATAAAAGGCTTAGGATCCCATACCTGATACCTGAGCTTGTAATAGAGGATCGTGATATTATCCTCCAAGTTCCTGAGGTAGTCAGCCCAAGCCTCAGCCATTGCCTCAGTCCAATTCCTTTGCTTTTCAGGTCGGCAAAGGTACTCAACGATCAGCAGCAGCCTCTCCCTTGATAAAAACTGTTTTCGGATCTTCCCTACTCTCTTTGTCATTTTGCTAAAGTTGGCGGTGCTATTTTCTTCTTTCGGATCTTATTCCCTGTACGATCACTACAGTTTGCCTACTTGCTGTCTTAAAGCACCTGATTTGATTGTGTAACCTTTGACACAGGATATACCCTCATACTTTGATACTGATTAACGCGGCATGACAGATCCGCGCTCTTTAGTTCACCGCCCACGTTGATTCCAGTTCGCGTTGGACGCAGAATTGTTCGCATTACGAGCCAGCACCCCATCATTGAGGCCATTGTTCGAGTTGCCACCAGCGGGCTGAGGATCTACCCTTTTGCCTGATCAAGCTCAGGCGGGCTAAATTGAGTGGCCAGCAGCCCCATTTCTGAAACGCTGGCCACCTGTTCATCTTGCGCTTTGCGCTCACGGCCTACAGCCGTGTTTCAGCTGTCTCACCTGTTCACAGCACACCGCCCACGTAGATACCAGCCCGCGTAGGACGCAGAACTGACCGCACTACGAACCAGCACCCCACCATCGAGGCCAGTGTTCGAGTCGCCACCAGCGTAAAATACGTTATTGGCACAGGATGGTGTAAGGTACTGGCCATCATATACGCCTGATGATGTAGAGCCGCCCAGCTCGGTAGCCATGCTAAAGAGGTTTACGTTTTTGGGATATTCCCATCCAGCCGTATCTACCTTTACAAACTCTACTGTGATCTCAGCGTTATCATCAGCGATCAGCACAGCAGCGTTGGCCTTTGCATCATCCATAGTCATAACGGCCTTACCGTTGGCCTTGAATTTCCAGCCAGCACCCCAAAGCCACTGCTTACCGTCTATACAGTTCTCCATGTACATAAAGCGGTAGCCCTTGTTTGACACACCGCCATGAGGCGTAGTAAGGGTGTCAGTGGATCCGTTTACGTAGTTACGCGCTGCACTCTCCGAGCCGCTTTCAATACCGCGCCCACGCTCTGATGATGGTACATCAAAGGTCTGATAGTAGGCAATCTGTAGCCATCCTAACACGATAATCTCCCATGCAGTCCAGTTTAACAGGTTGGCGTTTGTGGCCACTGTCATAGAGTGGATATTATTTGCAGAGAAATTGCCTGAGGGCTGAGTAGTGCCAGCTGCACAGTCGAGAGTAGATCCGTCAGCGTTGAAAGTCAGATCATAGCGGCTCATGCACTTTTTGGCGTTCTTAAACCAGCGGTAAAAGCCGTTAGGGCACTGATCATCCAAGTTAAAATAGACGGTCATAGTGCGATCAAGCGCGTTTACAAAGCCGCTGATGTTGATGTTTTCCAGCTCTACCAGCTGCAAATAGTCGAGCTTGTCAGCACTGGCATAGTGAGAGGCTGATCCGTCAGCGCGCTTAGTCCAGTTTTCGTTAGAGGCCACGCCAGCGGTGTTAAGCAGGTAGGCAAAATCTGTCATGTCCTTTTTGATCTCACAGGGTTTTGGCGAATTGTCACACCACTGCTTAAACTTGTTATAGAGCGTAGTGTTTCCCACTATCTCTATCTGCTTAACGGTATCATCCAAGCTCCACCTGATACCAAAGCTGGCCACCTGTAGCACTTGCATTTCAGCAGTTACCTTAGCGGCTATCTCGCCTATCTCGCCAGTGATCACGTCAGCCTGAGCCTCAGCGCGATCAGCAGCAGCGTTGGCCGCGTCCTTTGCAGCGTTCACGCTCTGTAGATCCCACATGATTTCCCACCAGTCAGAGGTAGCTGGCACACCGTTTGTAATGACAGGCAGCGCGTGTCCTTTGTTGTTGTTCTTCTTGCTTACAAAGTAGTTTCCGTAAGCGTCCTTAGCGGCCTGATTGGCCTTATAGGTGGTGGCACTGTTATAAGCACCTGTCAGCTTAATGCCTACCACGCCCAAAGATTGTTTACCCATATTGCTTGCTTATTAAAATGTTACGTATAGCTCACCATCCTCACAAAGCTCATAGCGGCCAGCGTTCTCAGCGTCCACGCTAAGCTCCAGTGTCTCAGGATCCACAGAGAAAGCAGGGAAATCCACACCGCCCTGAGCGTACTTGTCGGATTTCTCATAAGCCTCCGTAGTGGCATTGTAGTAGTACCAGTAGCCATCATCGCCCACATAAGGCGGGTGTTTGGCTACCTTGTCGGCCAGCGCGGCCTTATTGTTGGCGTTGGTGGCAGCGGTATTGGCAGAGCTGGCCGCTGTGTTGGCAGATCCAGCAGCAGTAGTAGCGGCCTCCTTAGCCTCCTTTACGCTCTTAAGGTCAGTCCACAGCATCCAGTCAGCGTTAGTCTTACCGTCAGCTGGCAGATCAGCCATGTTAGGCGTGTCGGTGTCTGCTGTCTTTTGTCCGTGTCGGGAAACAAACCAGTTTTCTGATGTCGGATCCTGTACGGCCTGATTGATGTAGTAGCCTTTGCCCTTGACAAAAGTACCCATCATGCGTAAGCCAGCAAAGCCTATCAAAGATTTACCCATATTGAAAGTGTTTTAGAAATTGATATACAAAGCACCATCCTCAGCCATTTCAAAGCGGCTGTAATCCGTAGCGTTATCGCTCTCTACCTCCACTGCCATAGTCTCTAAGTTGATGGAGAAAACAGGATAGGACGCGCCACCCAGCGCGTAGTTATCCGTCTTATTGTACCTCTTAGCAGCCTCATCATACACATACCAAAAACCATCAGCACCTATATAGCTCTGATGATCACTAAGCTCATTGGCTCTGTTGGCAGCATTGGTAGCGTTAGTGGCAGCGGTGTTGGCCGCTGTAGTGGCCGCGTCAGCGTTTGTCTTAGCCGTGTTTGCAGCGGTAGCGGCCTTTGTGGCATTAGTGGCAGCGGTGTTGGCCGCTGTAGTGGCCGCGTCAGCGTTTGTCTTAGCCGTGTTTGCAGCAGAGGCAGCGGTGTTGGCGTTATGAGCGGCTGTAGTGGCAGAGGTGGCAGCGGTGTTGGCAGCATTGGTAGCGTTAGAGGCATTGGTAATAGCGGTATTCAGCTTACCTGTAGCGGTGTTGGCCGCTGTAGTGGCAGCGTTGGCAGCAGCCGTAGCCTCCTGAGAGGCCGCGATCTCTGTACGCTGAGTAGCGATCAGGTTAGTGGCCGTAGTAGTGGCCTCCTGAGCCGTAGTAACCGCTATCTGTGCCTGTTCCACAGCAGCCGTAGCGTCCTGATACAGTATGTTACTGGCCTCTACCACATCACGCGCCATCTTAGCAGCAGCGTAAGCCTCCTGTGCTGCATTGTCAGCCACAGAGGCCGCGTTTTCCAGTGTCGAGATCCGCGTATCTACCAGCGCGGCCTTATTGTTGGCCAGCTGAGCCGCTGTAGTGGCAGCAGTGGCCGCATCCGTAGCACTCTGAGCCGCTGTAGTGGCAGCAGAGGCAGCGGTGTTGGCCGCTGTAGTGGCAGCGTTGGCGTTGGTGGTAGCTGTCTCAGCAGCGGTAGCCGCCAGCCTTGCTGTATTAGCAGCGGTGTTGGCCGCTGTAGTGGCAGCGTTGGCGTTATTGGTTGCAGTTACCGCGCTGGCAGTTGCAGCCTCAGCGTCAGATACTGCCTTTGTCACCTTAGAGGCAGCGGTGTTGGCAGTGGCTAAGGCAGCGTTAGCACCAGTGATCAGGTTTGTTACCTTGTCAGCAGCCGTGTTGGCGTTGGTGGCCGCTGTGTTGGCAGCAGTGGCCGCATCTATGGCGGCCTGGCTCAAAAGGCTCAGCGGTGCTAACACATACTCATTTGTACCCCTTATGGCTGGCAGAGATACCAGCCCGCTAAGAGAGGTGACAGTAACCAGCTCCTTAACCGCGTCACTGTTGGCCTGTACCTGAGCCAGCACCTCATTAACTATCTGCTGTTTCTCTGTTGCTGTCATATCCTTACGGTTTATTTGGTTTCAGCCTCAGCCTGAGCGTTAAGCTGCATTTCAAGCCCAGCGATAAAGCGCGGTGTACACTCAGCGTTTGCTACGTTGGAGATCACGGCTACCTCATCATCCTCATACTCTACCGCGCCATCAGACTTGTAGATCTTCTCAGCCAGCACCTTAGCGCGGATTCCGTTACACTTGTTGTAAAGCACATCGGCAAAGCTCTCACGTACATCGCCCTTTGTAACGGTCTTACCTGAAATACCCTCAGGCATTTCAAATTCCTTAAAATTGATTTTCTTCATAACTCTTTGCTATTAAGTTTGTAATAAAAGTGATCCATATTAAAACAGCTGTACGGCCTGTTTAGTCGGCTTACGTTAATTGTAATGCGTCAGCACCTTGTATTGAAATGTAGGATAGTTAGATACCAAGACTTTCACCACGTCACCAGCCTCCATATCAAGGTTTGTGGAGTTATTGTCACTGTCTATCACATTATTTAGCGTGATTCTCTTTGTGCCTGTCTCAGCGATAAACGTAACCTCATAGGCAAAGTAGGTAGGCAGAGTGCCGTAGCCAAACTGTGTCTTTATACTGTCCTTTGTAGGCAGATTGATAGCACCATCAGTAGTGAGGTAGATAAAGAATACATTATGCTGGCTCAGGTCTATGGTGTAGGTAGATCTGTTGATATACAGACGCGCGGCCTCATCACCATAGACACAGTTAGCACGGATCACCGCGTTACTCTTTATGCCATAGTTCTTAGTGCCACCACTCACGTCTATAAACAGGCCGTAGTTAGCCTGATCAAAGCCCCATGATCCTGCTGTGTTGGCCTTTTTGTTCACCACGCGGCCAGCAGCCGTAAAAGCACCGCCAGCGGTAGCGGGTATCACATCATCACCAAACATCACATAGCCGTTACTACCGCCAACCCTGAAAAAGTCCTTATAGATAGCCAGATTACCAAAACTGGCCTGAGAGGGATCTGAAATAGTATCTACAGTGATCGAGTAGTCACCGATCTTAAAGCCTCCGATAGTACCACCGCTCTTAGCCTTGATGATACCCTCAAAGGTAGAGTTACCTGACACAGACAGGTTTTTCATTGACACGTTGCCAGCCGTATCTACCACAAAGTTTCCGTTAATGGTAGTCTTACCTATAAAGTCCACACGGTCAGCAGAGATAGTGATCTGATCAGCTGTCTGCTTAATAATACTCTGTGTGCTTTGATTCCAAGCAGTAGGATAGTTGCCTATTTCAAGCTGAGCGCGGTAAAATGGTGCTTTGTAAATCTGAATAAAATAAAATCCTGTAGATGATACAGTAAAATGGAAATAATACCTGTTATATCCCTGATAGCTCTGATCGCTGATGATTACAGCAGTACCTATATTTGTCTCCCCTGAGGCCGCTGAAATCCTACTGCTCTCAGCTCCATACCGCGTATAAATACGTGCGCTACTGCCATAGTATGACAGACAGTAGTCTATCCCAGCTGTCAGATATACGGCTGATGAGTAGCAGTTTTGATAATTTACCATCTGTGTACTGAGATCGTAATTACTTATCAGCACACCCGCGCTTGTCTGCCACCCCAAGCCGTTGGCACAGTCAAGCATATTAACATTGCCATTTCTGCGTACAGCGGTTGTCAGGCTGTTAGCCGTTACCTCTAAGGATCCTATACGCGATCCGTAGTTACCGATAGTGGTAGTATGATCACTAACCGTACCGCTGATACTGCTTGTAGTTGTTTCCAGTGTTCCTATACGTGTCTCAAAGCCGCTGAGCGTAGATGTATGACTGCTGACAGTGCCACTGATACCGTTTACGGTCTGAGAGAGGGTAGAGTAATTATCCTCTACACCAGTAACGCGCCCGCTGAGACTATTGATAGATGTAGTGTGAGAGCTGACAGTACCGTTAATTCCATTTACGGTAATCTCCAAAGCCGCCTCCTTGTCGGAAACGGTTTTAATGTCACTCTCCAAACCGTCTATATCGCCCGTTATTGATGATATGCTGTCTGAGTGGCTTTTTACCGTTCCTTTTATGCTCTCAGCGGTTTGCTCTAAGGTAGAGATTTTTGTTTCTGAGGTTGTTACGCGGCCATCAAGCGCGTTAATGGATTCCGTGTGAGAGCTGACAGTACCACTGATACTATCCACAGTTACAGAAAGGTTTGCTATCTTTGTACTGTTAGCGTTAGCTGTAGTGGTTACAGCTGACACATTAGCCTCTATACCGTCTGCACGGATCGAGAGAGCGGCCAGCTGATCTGTGTGTCCGTCCACCGTCTGAGAGATCTTTTTGGCCTCAGCCCTGATTTCCTCAGCAGTCTGTGTTATCCGTGTCTCATAATACGTGTACTCATTGAGCTGCAAGATCACGTAGTGTAGATACAGATCACCAGTAAAGGAGATTTTCAGATCACCTGTACCACTCCAGTAGCCTTGTATCTCCAGTGTCTTATATACGCTGTCAGGTGTCAGGCTTTGTGAGAAATTGACAGGCTCAAACTTAGCGTAGCCTGAGGTGGTTTCATCCTCAAACTTTACGGCCAGCGTACCAGCCTCAGCACACTTATAATACAGGATGATCCGTACAGGCACGGCCACCTTTGCACCATCCTTAACCTTGATCTCAGGCTTAGAGGCGTAGTTACTGGCCAGCTGCTTGATATAGCTGTTAATGATCCTAATAGTCGGGTTTCCATCATCATCAGCCGTATATACCGTACCAGTGTCCTTACGTGATAACGCGCCCCTGTTGGCTTGTATGTATCGCCTTACAGTCCACAGCCTCACACCGCTAATATATTCCCAGTTATCCAGCTTGTCGGCAAATGATCCGTTAGAGAGATAGTTATCCTTATCGGTTGCAGTACGGATCGTTTCGCTGATCACGCTTTGCATCTTACCGTCTATCACGGAAACTACAGAGCGGCCATCATTAAGGTAGAAATCACCTGTAAAGATGTTACCGCCTTTGCCTATGCGCGTCAGCAGCTTACCGTCTAAGGCATAGTGATCTATGCCCTCATACTGAGCTATAAACGGTGTGCCTGAGCCGTAGGTCTCTATAAGTATGGCGTGCTGTCTGTCAGGGTTGTTGCGGTTTCCAAGCTGTACCACCACATCGCCAGCCTGAGGCGCGTCTGAGCTGGCCGCGCTGTCACTCTCAGATACATCTATGTAATCATCACCTACACCTGTCACCAAACGCCACCAAAAGCGGTTAGACACGTTTTTATACACGCCAGCCTTTATGTTGAAAGTCTGCACGCGCGCCTGATCGCCAGCCACAAAGCTGTTAGTGGTGGCCGTTGTACCATCATCAGCTTTGATATAGCACCGCCAGCCGCCTGTGATCTTCTCCACGCGGATCAGTGTACAGGCAGCGGGTGTCAGGATCAAGTTACCGCCCACATGAGTAAGCCGCCTTATCTCCAGTTCCTCAAACACAGCCTTTACCCTCACATAAAGCTCATCTATCTCAAAGTACCAGCGGCCAGCCTCATTTTTATGCAGGGAAAAGCCCTCGCCCAAAAAGCCAGTGTTAAAAGTCTCAGATCTCAGCATAGTGGTGATAACGCCACCCATGAGCCTCAGCAGATGTTTGGTTTCATCCTCAGTGTCTTTCCTGAGGAAAGTGCCAAGCAGTTTCGCTACAGTCATAATGGCCGTATCATCATCCTTTACAGGTTCTCCGCGCTGTATGACAGATACGATCTCTTTGTTTCCGAGCATAAAACCGCGTAACAATATGATAAAATCCTCAAACGTGATCTTACCCTTTGCGGTATCATCTGCCAGTCTGCTAAGGTACTTATCATCTATAAATGATATAGCGGCCTTGATCATGTTTTCTATTTTGAGCCAGTCTGATGAGCCTGTATCAAGATTTTTGGCGGTTACAGCTGTCTGAGCCTCACCAGCAGCCGTAGCCTCATCAGCCTTTAAGGCGTGTGTGGCCTCATCAGCCAGCGTAGCATGATCGGCACTGGCCGCGTGTTGTGCGCTCTCCGCGCGGGCTGCATCAGTAGCGTAAGAAGATGCACCACCACCATTAGCTGTTACGTGCATACTACCGACTATAACCGTACTGCCAGCACCGCGATAATGTACGGATCGCGCCTCAGCGGGTACTATATGATTTTCTATTATTATCTTTTTCATACCTCAAACTGTATCATGTTTATTTCTGCCTTATCATCCACAAAGCTGATTTCCGTACCAGCCTGTATAAACTGTTTGCCTACCTGAAAATGGTCTGTAAGCAGATCAAGCGGCAAAAGTTCAGGATCGTATAATAAAACCTGTTTGAGCTTAGTTTTCGTAGGCTCATACTGATTAACCAGCCGCCTGAGTAAGAGGTGTTCAGGCCGCTCCACCTCCTTAGTAACACCGTTGTAGAGCGTCATTAGATAGTTACCGTTTACCAGCACCTTACCATAGCTCAGGCCGTCATGGTTGTAGGATGAGATCTTTTCCGTAATAGTGTCAAGCTCACTGATGAAAGTACCGTTTATCACGTTGCTGTAGATCCTGTCGTTTCCGTCAGCCTCAGCACCATCTACCTGAGTGTAATCATCCTTGCGCTGATACTGTATCTTGAAATTCTTGATAGCACAGTTATAGTTTACATCACGGATAGAGAAATACACCTCACCTGTCATAAGCTCAGGGATCTCCACTATATAGCCATCCAGTCCGTCATAGGGCATAGACAGCGTTTTGTTTTTCTCCAAAGAAACAAACTGGCCAGCCTGATCTATGTGCTCACTCTTAAGGCTGAAAGTACACGCGCCAGCCTGCCAGCTTGTACCGTTCCAGTATTTATTACCGATCCTGAGGATAAAGGTAAACCGTAGCTCATTGTCTATGGTTCCTACCTCGCCTGAGTAGTAGTAGCCATCATGCGCCAGCCCTTGATTTGCAGCCCAAGATGATGTAAAGTTAATGGGGATGCAGTTAAAAGATATTGCTATAGCACCATCGGCATAAGCGGCCACTGGCATATTACCGCGATAGTTAAAGAGGCCGTTATACTTCGTAGGATCAAAGGCTACTGCATCGTGAGCGGGTGTAAGCGTTCCATTACCTGTAATAGTTGCGCCTGAGGCAAGTACCCTGATAAAGATAACATCTTCATAGCTATAGGAGCTGATAGGGTCTGATCCATCCTCTTTCAGCGTCCAGTTACAGTAGCGCGCCATCAGCGCACCGTACACCGTCCGACGCGCCCCCAAAGCCACACCTGTAGCCCCTGTAGAGTGTCCGCTATCCATGTTGTCACCATTGCCGAAAGTGCCACCGCGTGTACCTCCGTACTTATGGCCTGAGGTGTTTGATCCGTTGGATCTTCCGTACATGGTTTCTGTTACATCTACTTCCTGTACCTCCTCATAGATCGTCATGTAAGCACCCTCAGCCGATTTCTTGTAATAGCCTCCGCGCGATCCCACCTCATAGTGTTCCATCTTAACACCAGTACCGTACTCATAGCCAGTAGGCACATACAAACGCGGTTGCCATTTCTCAGGGATCACGTACATACACCTGTGCCTGTTCTTGTTTACGTGTATATCCTCGCCACCAAACAGGCCGCTTAAACCGCCTTTCTTTGTACTCCAGTACGCATCAAAACCACCCTCATGGATATATCCCACCTTAAGCTCAGAGAAATTTTCCTCAGGAAAGATCTTTTCGTCAGCACAGTAGTTTGATGTCTTGATACTGGCCTTATTGTAGCCTCCTAAGATGTCGAGTGAGTGATCAGATCCCATAAAGGATATATCCTGCACCTTGTACGTCTTTTTTCTCATACTGTTGGCCTTTACGAGCGTCAGGGTGTTTCCGCTGATCCTGTACTCATCGTAAGCGTCAGTGTAATCCCAATCCACAAACCACAGATCACCCATCCAGTCACAGAGCGTAAGATGAGCAAAGCGGCATATTTCCTCTAAGATCTCATAGTAGGTCATGGCCTTATCTTCCTCATCGTAGAAATTTTGCTCAGTGATCACACAGTCAGATCTAAGCAGCGCGTTAGCCCCATAGCTGGCAGCGTCTATAGCCCAAGTGTGAGGCAGGAATACAGAGCCGTAGCGCGCCTGAGCGGCCACTATAGCGCGCTCTATCAGGCTCTTTATGGTGACAAACTGCAAACCGCCCTCAGATACCTGTTTGTAGTCTATATGCTCCAGTGTGTTGATCGAGCTCTGTGCCTCTATATCCAGCACAAAGGTTTCTCCGTTATATTCCTGTGTATATTCCTCAGGCCGCACAAAGCCGCACCACATCACGCGCTCAGTGGTTACGGATCCGCTTTTAATAACCATGATCAGCGTTACCCTGTACTGTTGCCAGTCGGTAGCAAAAAGCCGCTGTAGGGTGTCACCTCCCACCACGCCCAGCGTAGCGGTTGAAAGCCTCAGCGGGCTATAGATAAACGTACTGTCATTGGTCGTTATGACAAACGGATCATTTGAGGGTGTCAGCTCTGTAGCGTTGCCAGTATAGCCGTTTTCCTCCACCTCTAACCTGTAGTTCCTATTTTTCAGGGATGCAAAAGGGATGGTGTATTTAAGTCTGTAGCTCATATCATTTGAGTTTGAATTTATCCTTAACCGTTTCTATTAGCAGATACAGGTCTGTACCCTTGATTTTATGGCTTACTCTTATGTGGCCACCTTTGCCGATTTGGCCACCATCGAGCGCGTCAAACAAATGCCTCTGCTGAGAGCCGTTAAGCACCATTTCACCGCTTTGCAGCCTCACCAAAGCACTGTCAGAGGGATAGCCAGCAGGTACTACACCGCTAACACCGTGTATGATACCGCCACCAGCAAACTTAGGCAGTGTGGCCATGATACCCAGCACTGTCATCACCGCGCCAGCTATGGCGATCAGGTTGTAGGGAAAAGGTAGTTTTGCAGCACTCTTACCCGCTGAGCTTGCAGCCTCAGAGGTGTTTGCAGCCACGTTGGTAGTAGCGTTTGTGACGGTGGCAGCAGTAGCCTGAGCGTCTGAGGCCACACCAGCAGCATTATTGGCTATCTTTGTCTGAGTGGTCTGAGTATCTACCATAGCCTCAGCCTGTTTGGCCAGCTTAAGTTTCTCACTGGCCTCAGTCCATTTATTGATAGTCTCTACTATGCCTACTATGCCATCCACAGTAGATGTAAGGGTATTCCAAATGGCCATGATCTTCTCCCAGCCGTTAGCGTCCGCATTGTTCAGGGTATCACCTAAGCGGCTCCACGCGCTTACGATCTGATCAGAGTTAGATACTATATCCTTTGCACCGTTCCACTTAGTTTCCCTCAGAGCCTTTTGCAGATCCTTAACGTCCTCTTTCACCTTTGCCAGCTTAAGAGCCTCATCCAAGCCCTTAACCTGAGCCATCTGAGCGTTAATCTGTTCGGCCAGATCGCCAGTCAGTTTCAGCGCGCCTGACTTAAGATCTTCCAGTCGTTTCTTAGCCAGCTCCAGCTCATCTGCCAGTATGGTACTCTGTTTGTTCCTGTCGAGCTTGTAATCAAAGGTCTTATCACGCTGATAGTCGCTTTCTTTTCCTACAGTGATCTTGTTGGCCTTATCCTTTAACGTTTTCAGGATCCCTACCAGCTCTGAGCCTGAGTAGTCTATGGCACTGGCAGCGTCCACAGCTGAGTTAATCAGGCTGAGCATGGCTTTGTAATACTCATCGTTTGTCAGCGCGCCACGCTCATATTTCCTGTTTAGGGTTTCAAGCTCCTTTTTGTAGTTTTCCTCTACATCTATCAGGTCATAGTAGCCCTTAGACTTGCGCGCCCTGATCTCCTTTTCAAGCTCTTTGGTAAACTCTGCTGTACGTGTAGCGGCCTCCTTGCCTGATGCAGCCTGTAGGTAGGTGTTTAGCTTAAGGTCGTTTAGCTCACGCTCATAGTCACGCTGAGAGATCACACCGTTTTCAAGTTCAAGCCTCAGCCTCTCCAAAGAGCTTGCGTAGCTTTCCTGTATGCGCTGTAGCTCTGTCTTATGATCACTGCCTCCATCATCAGCAGGCGTGTAGTTTGAGAGGGTTGTGTTTGTTTCTTCTTCCGCATCTGCCACAGCAGCCAGTGAGGCAGCTATACGCTTACCAAACTTATCTGTGATAAGGTTTATTTGAGAGGTGATAGCAGCTCCCTGTCTCTCCAAAGCTCTCAGCTCTGCCTCAGCAGCGAGTATCTGCATGGATCCACCAGCCTGAGCCATTACCTGATGAGGCATATTAGCACCTGATGAGGTACGCGGCTGTCTGTTGGCGGCCTGAGCGGCCTGTTGGCGTCTCAGTTCCGCGATCCCAGCGCGCTTTTGTTCCTGTGCTATCAGATTCTCAGCAGACTGTTTGCCAAGCTCTGTGAGCGCGTTTTTCGCACCCTCCAGTATGGCCTTTTCCTTAAGCTGTTGGTTATACTTTTTGAGTGCCTTAGTGTTTTCACCATAAACCTTACCCTCGTTTGAGAGTTTGGCCGTGTAGTCAGGTATGATCTTTTGCAGGGATCTGATAGCGGCCTCACGGTCTTTCTGAGCGGCTGTTTCGTCATGTATGACAGCCACCAAAGCCTTAACCTTTGCACCGTTCTCAGCAGCCTTAACAGCAGCCTCAGCCTCTATGTCTGCTATCCTTTTCTCAGCACTGGCAGCGTCCTTAGAGGCGGTGGCCAGTTCGTAGATCTTAGCTATAAGCTCTGTGATCACGGTCATAAACAGCAGCGGTGCTACCGTACTCCAAACCGCTTTCAGGGATCGCGCCACCGTCAGCCCTACCGTCTTGATCTTAAGCAAAGCTATCTGCCAAGCTGATCCTGACTTAACGGCAGCAGCGGCAGCGTCCGCAGCCTGAGCCGTGTTAATGGCCTTAAAGGTGGCCAGCCTGTTAGCGGCCAGTGCCTTTGTCTTAGCCTGTAGCTGTATCTCTATGGCTAACCGCTGATCTGCACTGGCCTTAGCCAGCTGAGCCTCCAAAGCAGTGATCTGTTTGCGTAGCAGCGCACTGTTACGCTGTAGCATATTTACCTTAGAGTGTGCGGCAGCAGCCTGTGAGGCCATTGAGGTAAAGGCTGTACGGCTCTCTATCATCATGGTACGGAAATAGCCGATCAGCTTAGTGCCTACAAAGATCGCTGCAAACTTTACGGCCAGCGTTCCAAAATTCTCAGTGGCATAGCGCACAAAGGCAGTAAGAGCGTTGAGAGGTGCAACAAACATACCCTCTCCACCCTGAAAGATCCTGATCTGCAAGCCCTCCCAAGCTGATGCAAGTGAGGCCAGCGCGTTCTCCATCTTACCCAAACTCTGCTCAAACATACGCGCGTTTTCACCGTCCGCATTGTTCAGGGTGTCCGTGAGCTGCTGTAGAGCCTCAGCGTTATTGATCAGGGCAGCAGCCTTAGGCGCGGCCAGCTTACCGAAAATATCAGCCATAGCGGCCACAGAGTTACCCACGCCTTTCTCCTTAAGCTCTGACAGGATAGAGGCCAGCCCCTCAGTTTTCAGGCGGTTTTCATCCACGGTAACACCAAACTCAGCCAAAGCCTTTTTAGCCTTAGGTGTCTGAGCTGACAGGGCTATTAACATCTGCTTAACGCCTGTACCAGCGTCAGTACCGCGCATACCCACGTTAGCCAGCACACCTAAGGCCGCGTTAGTTTCCTCTATGGAAACGCCAGCAGTGGTAGCCACAGGCGCGGCTATCTTCATGGCCTCAGCAAGATCCAGCACGTTAGTAGCACTGTGAGCGGCTGTAGATGATAGCACGTCATTGACGCGGCCAAGATCCTCAGTTTTCAGGCCAAAGCCATTCATGGCATTGGTGCATATATCAGCGGCCTCAGCCAGTCCTATACTGTTGGCCTGTGCCAGTTCGAGTGTCTTAGACAGCGCGGCTGTAGCCTGTTTCGGTGTCAGGCCGTTGCGTACAAGATTCTCCAAAGCCCCAGCAGCCTCACCAGCTGTATATTTGGTAGTAGATCCTAAACGTTTGGCCTCATCTTCCATCATCTTGAAATCAGCAGCCGTAGCGTTGCTGACAGCCCTGACACGCGCCATACCGCTTTCAAACTCCTTGCCAGCCTGTATCATTTGACGGCCAAAGGAGAAAGCACCAAAGCCCATCCCCAAACTGCCAAGCGTAGCGGTAATAGTGGATCCCATCCGCTTAAATATCGCCTCTACCTCGTTAGCACCCTTTTTCACGCCCTGAGTGAGTAGGTTTAGGGCTATTGAAAATGATAGTTTTGCCATATTTGTTAATTTTCTGTTAAATGGCCTCTGTGAGCCGTTTGTTTTGATTTCCTTAGTAACTACATACCTGAGCCTCCAAAATGCGCTCTGTGGGCAAAATACCAGCCTCAGCAGTGCTATTAGATCCTCTTATGCAGGAAAGCAGCAGCCATAGCCTTTTCTTCATCAGTGATCTCAGTCTCAGCCTGTGACTTACCCTCCCACTCAAAAGGCATGAAAGTAGAGGCGTTAGGGTATTTGCTCTTGTCTATGTATGGCAGCAGCCCTATAAAAGCCCAAAAGCGGTCTGCCTCCAGCTTGCGCCTCACGCTCATATCAAAGGTTTGCAGCAGCCAGCTCAGATCTTCAAGCCCACGCCCAAGTAAAAAGTTACCGTCCATACCAGCAAAGAGCAAAGCCCCCACCATTTCAGTAACGGTCTGCTTAGCGTCCTGATCGCTGGCCTCATCCTGAGGATCCTGAAACTGGCTGATGTATCTTATTTCAGCGTTTAGATCCTTGATCACGCCAGCCACTATGCCAGCGTTAGAGTTGAGGGCTGCATCCTTGTAAGCCTCAAATGATACCTCTCTCTGATCAAGCATGGCGTAGCCTATAGCCAGTATATCATCCGTATCTTTTTCGTCAAAGTCGTTAAACGCCTTTTTCCTGAGGCGTTCCCATTTCAGTATATTTCCTATTGTGATCATCCTAACCAAAGCTGGCCAGCCATTGAGAGTAACGGCTGGCCAGTCCACTAATAAAACCTATATTATGACTACAAGCACCTGCTATTATGCGCTTACGTTCTGTTTCAGCGCGCCAGTACCCTGCATCTGTGTCTGATACTTCACAAGATCGCCAGCCTCAGAGGTCAGCGTAGAGCTTGTGATATTCACGATACCAGTGTAGTAGGGTTTTGTGGTGTCCTTAGCAAAGGTGAGGTTTCCGTCCTCATCCTCAGTCTTAGTGACAGAGCCAAACCAAAACTTAAACGGCTTGCTTTCGATCTGCTTTTTGATGTGGCCATCAGCAGAGAGCATACCAGCCTTATCAGTACAGAGAGCGTTACAGCTGATAGAGTAGTTTTTCTTACCAGGTAACGAGCTTTCCCAATCACCATCCATCTTGTTAGAGGTGTCGATCATGTTAGTGTTGATAGTCAGCTCTGCACTTGTAGCAAATGCAAAGATACTATCAGGAGCGGCGGGATTACCGCCCTCAGCCGCAGCAGCCGCGCCCTCATAGAGAAACAGCTGGCCTACTTTCACATCGCGGTCTGAGCGAAAATTCTGAGTGTCTGCCATAACAGTTGAGTTTAATTTGTTAATACTATATTTCTTTGCCATATTACTTAGCCTTTGTAGAGGTTGCCAAACGTGATCTCTATGATCTGTGAGTAGATGGTATTGCCAGCCTCAGTGTAGCCCGCCACGTCCTCCCTTGCATGAGAGATCGTAAGCGCACAGCCAGCGTTACGCATCTTGCGTATTACGCGCCTGATAGCCTCAGCGATCATAAGCCCCTCGTCATAGTCTGTGCTGTTGGCGTTCAGTATTATTGAGGCGGTTTCATCCACTACACCCATCTTAGTAAGATCCTCAGAGTAATCATCACGCGCATAGAGGATATAGCCACCCTCAGTACCATTAGGCGCGATAATCGGGTAGATGTTTTCACCTACCAGCTCCTGTATTGTCGGATCTGTACGTAAAACGTCACGCACATCAGCCCCAGCGGATAACATTGACTTGCTCATATAATTATCATAAAAACCTGAAAAAAGTCGGCTAACGCATAATCCTGATAGCAGCCTTACGCACACCCTCCAAAACTTTCTCCTGAGCCGTGTGGGTGTCTTTTTCGCGGGTGTCAGTCCAGTATTTTATTTCAGGCATTTTACCACGCCTGAGGCCGCTGGCTGTCTCACGTTCACCAGTACCCTCATCCACTAAGTGAGAGTGTGATCCCTCAGGCCGCTTAAAGCCTGCCAGCGCGCCAGCCTTAGACTTTTTCACACGTGCTACAAAGGATTTCATCAGGTTTCCCTTTTGGTAGTGTCGGTGGTAAGCGTCAGTCTTAAGTCTTTTCCTGAGTCTCTGCCTACCACGTCTCACCAAATAGGCAGCACCAGCCTTTAGTCCAGCCTGTACAGCCCGATCCCTGTCGATCTGCCTGAGCTGGCTCAAAGCATCATCTACCTGAGCATAGCCGATTACTGAAACCTTTATGCCTCCGTATTGATTGCTGTCATTCGTAAACAAACCAGCCATCAGCTATTTATTTTAGTGCCTGTAATATCCCAAGTGTTATCAGCTATGTTTTTGAGCCGCTGAGTGATCTTGTAGCGTTCACCCTCATACTCAAAGATCGTAGCCTGATTTAGCCGTTTGTCCACGCGCACCTGTAACGTTACAGTGCCTTGATTTTGTTCCTCACCAGCCGTAACAGCGTCCTTAGAGGCCATCCGCTTACGGTAGCATTTCACAGTAGCCAGCTCTGTAGCGGTCTTTTTCTTAAAGCCGCTCTTTGTCTGTTCAGCGGTGCTGGCATAAAATATAGCCCGCTCTCTCAGTAAACCAGCTCTCATCTTATCTGAATTTAATGTAAGGCGTTATCAGGCTCATAAGGTTGTACGGTGGTGCTACAGGCTGGCCATAGGCCACAGCCTCACGGTTAGCGTACAGGGTAGCGGCATAGATCAGGATAGCACGTCTGAGCGGCTTAGGGATCCGTTTGACTGCCACAGCCTCAGCAGCACCAGCGGTATTATCATCAGAGCTTTCAGCAGCAGCCTGATCATTTGTAGCGGTGTCGGTGGCCTCCAAGTCTGCCAAAGGCTGCTGTATGGTTTTCTCCACCCATTCCTCAGCCTCATCTATCATATCCTGTAGCAGCTTATCATCATCCGAGTGCTCCACGTTCACCTGTCGCTTAATATCATCCAGTGTTACATATATAGCCATATCTCTTTGCTTTAAGTGAAAGCGGCCAGCCGTAAGGCCAGCCGCTAACCGAGTATTAAGTTTGTACTATTGTGGAAAGCCGTTAAGAGGTCTTTTTCTTCATCACTGCAAACGCCTCTGTACGCAGCGATTTCATTGCGGGATGAGCGTTAAGCACGTAGTACGTGAGATCCTGTTTCATGGCAGCGGCAGATGTCGCATCCACGCCCAGCGTCATGTTTCCGAAGAAACCAAGCAGCTCATAGCCAAAGAGGCCAAAACCAATAGCGGTATCGTCAAAATCGGCAGTCATAAACACAGGGCTACCGTTGATCAGGCCGTTATCATCTATGATCATGCGGCCTGAGCCAGCGTCACGCGGTGTGGTAAGCAGCTCAGCGTAGGTCACAGGCGATACCACGAAAGCACCAGTAGTAAGAGCCTTAACGCCAGTGCCAAGCACGGTATACTTAAGCCCTATCACCTCCTTATAGGTAAACTCAGCACCCTTAGCGGTGGTGGCTGTCTTACCTACAAACGGGCCAGCTGGCACGTTGGCAGCGTTAGCACCACCAATCTGAGTGAGGCTAAACATCACAGC